CAGGCTGGCCCAGGTGCGCCCAGGTGCGCCCAGGCTGGCCCAGGCGGTGCCCAGGCTGGCCCAGGTGCGCCCAGGTGCGCCCAGGCTGGCCCAGGCGGTGCCCAGGCTGGCCCAGGTGCGCCCAGGTGCGCCCAGGCTGGCCCAGGCGGTGCCCAGGCTGGCCCAGGTGCGCCCAGGTGCGCCCAGGCTGGCCCAGGCGGTGCCCAGGTGCGCCCAGGTGCGCCCAGGTGCGCCCAGGTGCGCTTAGGCTGGCCCAGGCGGTGCCCAGGCTGGCCCAGGTGCGCCTAGGTGCGCTTAGGCTGGCCCAGGCGGTGCCCAGGTGCGCTTAGGCTGGCCCAGGCTGGCCTAGGCTGGCCCAGGCGGTGCCCGAGTGCACCAGGGAGTCGTAGGCGTTCGGGAGATGATAGGCGATTCTGATACGACCGACGGCCAAAAATGCTTACCAAAAAGCGCAATATAGGCCCAAAAAACCCTCTACCCCTTACGTCGGCTTTTGAAAAAAAAAATTTGCCTCAATTTTTTAAAGCCCGCCAGAAATTTGGACGACCTTTTTTTCTCAATCCGCCATCAGACGAAATCTGATGATCTCCATCGCGTCCTTCAAATCCCGCCGTGATTGTTGCATCGCATCGCTTTGCTCCTTCATCCGCCAGTAAGCGTCCTCCGCGAACCGCGCCAGGTTCTCATGACTCCATGCGGCGAAGTTTGGGCCGTCCGTTTTTTCCATCTTTCCCATTTTTCAATCCTTACATCAATCTTACAAAGCCTGTGGATAACTTTTTATCCCCTGAATCCCAATTCAATACGGAAATAGCCCACAACTTAACCGTAACGCGTAACACACCCTATAGGTGTGTGTTACGTTACGTTACGTTTTTCGTTGTTTTGTCGCAACGTAACAATTACGCCGCGTTACGGTTACGTTACGGCGTTACGGTGGATAACCTGTGGATAACTATCGCTTTTTCTTGTCCATGATCAAAGAACTGGCCCAAGCTCCGTCTTCAATCACCCACCCATGTTCATGGGGGGCAATGAGATTTCCGACCAGCAAACTACCCACCGTCTTGCCAGTAGGCTTGACGTATTGATCGGCTGAAGTGGAGCTTAATGCAAAATTTTCCATCAGGTATGACTTCAATCCAGATCGAGAAACATAGGGTTTACCCTCACGCTCTTCTGCTGCCGTAGACCACCAAGCATTGGCAAACTTCTTTTGGTTCTCCGCAATTTGTCCGTCTTTTTTCACAGGTGCGGCTGGAGCATCCTCTTGCACAAGCACCGCGCTGGTGACCTGGACGCCATCCTCATCGAACCAGCCTGGAATCTCCACGCTCTTCAAGCTGGCGTGAAGTGGTGCTGCCATCTCGGCGTCTTTGGACTTGCGCTGGACGATCTGCATGGGTGTATCGCCCTTGGCTGGGACAATGCTGATCTCGATGTCCAAGGCGCCCTTCCAGGCACTCGATCCACGCGCCCGGTGCTGGGCTTCATCTGAGTTGCCGGTGTGGTGAACCAAGATCACCGAGCATTTGAATTTGATCATCAATGCTGCACATGCATCTAGCATCGTCTTGGCGTCTTGTGAACTGTTCTCATCACCTACCAAGAATCGGTGCAGAGTATCAATCACGAGTACATCAGGAATTATGTCAAGGGCTGCAATGCTGTCTATGACGCGTTTTAGACCTCCGATCGTGTTCAGATCACAACCATCTTTTGACAGCCACATTTGCAACTTGGATGCCTTGTTGTAGTGCTTCCAAGCTGCTATGCGTCCACGCAATCCTTGATGGCCTTCACCGGCCAGGTACACGATCTTGGCGGGTTTGACCTTGTGGCCCATCCAGTCGTCCATGCCAGACCCCATGCGCAGGCACCAATCAAGCACTGCGAAGGTTTTGCCACCGCCGGAAGGGCCATGCACCATGATCAGGGCTTCTTGCTGAATCCAGTTCTTCACAAACCATTTGATGGGGGCTGGCTGGGCGCAGAAATCGTCGGCTGGGACAAGCCATTCGATCTTTGGCGGGTTGAGGAGTAGGTTCAGGTCGTTGCCCGCCTGGGCATAGTCATTGGCGTCCCCAAGGGTCGGTGGCATGACCATGCGAACGCCATACTTCGCTGACGCCTGCTCGGCATACTTCTGACCCACGCCTGACGCATCATGGTCGGCCACAATAACCATGTCTGGGTAGAGGGTGTGCAATGTCGCGACCACTGGCACGATGTTGCTGGCGCTGTAGGCCACCACGCAAGGGCGCCCGGTAATCTCATGGATGGTCGCTGCGGTGGCGAATCCCTCGGCCACATAGAGCGGGCCTGGTTCTTCCGTGTTGCCAATGATGTTGAACTTGCCGCCCGTGGCCCCGCCCGGGTGATAAAGCTTGCCGCCCTCATTGTCGATGTACTGGAGCGTGGACAGAACGCCGTCCTCATCGTAGAGTGGCACCACCAGCCTGCCATCACCTGTTACCCGGGCGCCATTTGGCTTGATGCCTTTGCGGGCCAGGTATGGATGCTCTGGTGAGGCGCCTGTGCAACCCGTCCAAATGGTGTCCACCGTATTGGCAGCTGCCTCTTGGCTTTTCTTCTTGTCCGCATCGCGCAAGGTGCGTGCCTCATTGGTGCGCCGAGCGATGGCCATCTCATCTGCCTGGGTCAACTCTCGGCCCATCTCGGCTTTGAATGACACCTCGACGCCTGCACGCCAGCAGCCAAATCTACCAGCCGGAACGCCATCACCAAACACCACATACCAGCCAGGCTTGTCAGTGTGACCGCCTTCGCCCTTGGTGTTCGATCGGAACCTGTGCAGAGCGCCGTCAAGAAAGATCTTCTCTGGTGGTGTGATGCCAATCTCCAGCATGGCGCTGCGAAGCTGATCCTCTGGCGAGGCGACTGGTTTGGGTGCTGGTGGTGACCATGCGCCACCAAAAATGGATGTGAGATCAGCCACGGATTACCTTTCTGCTTTGCAAATAGTCACTGAGCTTTTGCATGACGTTGTATGTAGGGTTTGCACCTAGATCATCACGTATCTGACGGATGGTGTTGTAGTGCAGTCCAGTGGCTTCAGCTACCTTGCGAGGCATCCTATCTTTAAGAGCTTCACGTACTTCTTCAAGACTCATCATTTTTTTTCACCTTTTTTGTTGCGATGTGCAAATTGTACGATAGAATAGCGTTACGCACCGAACTGATTTCCAGACGGGTGTGAAAAAAGGAGAGCCAAATGGCTATCAATCTCAAGAGTACGGGCGGTCTTGCCGCCAATGGCGTGAAGGTGCTTGTATATGGTCAAGCTGGCGCCGGTAAGACTTCATTGCTGAAGACCTTGCCCAACCCCATCGTATTGTCCGCTGAAGGCGGTCTGCTGTCCATCCAGGATGCTGACCTACCCTACATCGAGATCAATTCGATGGAGACATTGTTGGAAGCTTACGAGTGGCTGACAACCAGCGAAGAAGCCAAAGAGTACAAGTCGGTTGGCTTGGACTCCATCAGCGAGATCGCCGAGGTCGTTCTCAACTTCGAGAAGAAGAACAACAAAGATCCACGCGCTGCCTACGGTGCGATGCAAGAGCAGATGGCTGACCTCATTCGCAACTTCCGCGACATCCCCGGCATGCACGTCTTCATGACTGCCAAGCTGGACAAGTCCAGCGATGAGATGGGTCGTCAACTGTACAGCCCGTCGATGCCTGGCAACAAGACCGGCCAGTCGCTGCCCTACTTCTTTGATGAAGTTCTGGCGCTGCGCATTGAAAAAGATGGTGATGGAGTTGTCCAGCGCGCTTTGATGTGCGAAAGCGATGGCCTGTGGCTTGCTAAAGACCGCAGCGGCAAACTCGGTGCCTGGGAAGCCCCAGACCTTTCAGAAATCATCGCCAAGATCGGAGGCCGTAAATGAACCACGAAAAGCCAGCATTCCCAGTCAACTTCGCCAACGACACGGAGTGGGACATGGAAGATCCAATTGGATACAACATCCCGCCATTCTCAAACAACCAGTACATGGGAATCACAAAACGTGATTACTTTGCCGCCAAAGCAATGCAGGCAGATCTTGTTGGTTACGAGGGCAGTTGCTGGGAACGAGTTGCAAAACAAGCTTACGAAATGGCTGACGCAATGATCATGGAGTCCAACGATGATTAAAGAACCATCACTCGCCCAACAATGGGAAGTCGCCAAATCAACCGAAGCGGAGTGGACTCAGCGCCGCCGCAAGATTGAAGACCAATTGGTGAAGCAGCTTGAGATTCCAGAAAACCTGGACGGCACAAAAAATGTTGAGCTTGGCGAGTACAAGATCAAGATCGAAGGCCGCATCAACAAAAAGATCAACAGCGACAAGCTGCAAGAGCTTGCTGTCGAAGCTGGTCTTGAAGATCACCTGTCCAGTCTATTCCGCTGGAAACCCGAAATCAATGCAACTGCCTGGAAAGCTGCCGACCCGTCGCTGACCAATCATTTGCTTGGTGCAATCACGTCCACACCTGGACGCCCTTCGTTCTCCGTTACAAAGAAAGACTGAAAATCATGGCATTCCTAGACCAAACCTTCGAGGCAGACAGCCTCCCCGTTGGAAACACAAGCTACGGCGCAATCCCTGCTGGCTGGTACAACGCCACCATCCAGAAAGCCGAACTGAAGCCTACCAAGGCTGGCAATGGCCGACTCATTGGCCTGCGCCTGGCCATCACTGGCCCGACCCATCAAGGCCGGGTGGTGTTCTGCAACCTGAACATCAACAACCCCAACCCCCAGGCCGAAGAGATCGGACGCCAGCAGCTGGGTGAGATCATGCGTGCAATTGGCCTGGCCCGAGTTGGCGACACCGACGAATTGGTAGGCGGCATGTTGTCGGTCAAGTTGACGCTCAAGAACGACGACCAGGAAAACGATGTCAAGGGCTTCAAAGCCGTTGGTGGTTCGCTTCCAAAGGCAATTCCATCCTCCATGCCTGCACCAGCAGCATCTCAATCCGCACCTGCAAAGGCTGCACCACCCTGGGCCAAAAAATGAGTACCTACGCAGAACTGGAAATGAAGATTGTGCAATGGGCGGAAGCCCGCAAGATCATTCCGAACAGCACGCCATCAACGCAGTTGTTGAAGGCAGTGAGCGAGATTGGTGAGTTGGCTGATGCCACCATCAAGGATGATCGCTTGAAAATCCTTGACGGCGTGGGTGATGTGATGGTGTGCCTGATCAATTACTGCGCACTCCAGGACATCAGCTTGGTAACCTGCATGGACATTGCCTACGATGAGATCAAAGATCGTAAAGGCACACTTATGCCAAACGGCGTTTTTGTAAAGGCATAGTTTACAGTTTTGGGGGGATGCGTACTCCATGATCTTCATGCTCTGTGTCACCATGAAGGCTTAATGAGGCAAGTCCCCCCACCTTTTTCGGGGGAAAGCGGATGCTGTCGGCGTGCCGAAAGGGTTTCGTCCAACAGTGCAGCGAGTACCCCACCTTAATACAGGACAAGATATGAAAATCCCAGATCCAACAACACCCGTGGTCACCATCGCCACGTTGATTGACGAGGCGCATCAAAAGCGCCAGGAAAAGCCCCGCCCACACCTTGGCTGCTCTACCCTTGGTCACTCATGTGATCGTTGGCTCTGGCTGTCATTCCGCTGGGCCGTGGTCGAGAAATTCCCAGGTCGAATCCTGCGACTGTTCCGCCGTGGTCACCATGAGGAAAATTTCATTGTGTCCGATCTGCGCTCTGCTGGCGTTGATATCCGAGACACGACCGGCGCCCAGAGCCGGGTTGACTTTGGCACGCACGTTTCAGGCTCGATTGATGGCGTGATTCATTCTGGTGTGCCGGGCGCCGAGAAGGGCAAGCACATCGCCGAGTTCAAGACTCACGCCAAGAAGTCGTTTGATGCTGTGGTCAAAGAGGGCGTTGAGAAGTCCAAGTGGATGCACTACGTCCAGATGCAGGTCTACATGCTCGGATCCAAAATCGACCGGGCGCTGTACCTGGCGGTCTGCAAGGATGACGACCGCATCTACACCGAGCGAGTGCGCCTGGACAAAGAACTGGCCCAGAAATTTGTTGACCGCGGTCATCGCATTGCCCTGACAGATCGACTGCCCGAGCCTATGAGCGCCGACCCGACATGGTACGAGTGCATGTATTGCCCAGGCCATGATTTCTGCTTTGGCAGCAAGACCACCAAGGAAGTGAACTGCCGCACATGCGCCAACGCAACCGCCCTGAGTGACAGCACCTGGCACTGCTCCTTGTGGGATGACCTGATACCTATTGATGCCCAGAGAACCGGCTGTGAATCGCATGTCGTGCATCCAGATCTGGTGCCTTGGCAGCGCATCGACAGTCCAATTGAATGGGTCGCCAAATATCGCATCGGAAAGAAGGAAGTCATGAACGGTGAGCCTGGGCCTGATGTGTACTCATCCAAAGAGTTGCTGGCGAATCCCGAAGCCTGCGGCCAGCCCCACAACTTCATCAACAAGATGCGTAGCGAATTTGGTGGCCGACTATGCTGAGAGACTACCAACAAAAAGCCATAAATGACCTCTACAAGTGGTTCGAGGAGGGCAACGAGGGCAACCCATGCATGGTACTGCCTACAGGCTCAGGAAAGAGCCATATCGTGGCTGCGCTGTGCAAGGATGCCTTGCAGAACTGGCCCGAGACTCAGGTGCTGATGCTGACCCACGTCAAGGAACTGATCGAGCAGAACGCCGAGAAGATGCGCCTGCATTGGCCTGGCGCCCCGATGGGGATTTACAGCGCCAGTATGCGGAGCAAAGAACTGGGCCAGCCCATCACCTTTGCTGGCATCCAGTCAGTCCACAAACGCGCCAAAGAGATCGGCCACATCGACCTGGTCATCATTGACGAGTGCCATCTGGTCAGCCACAAGAACGAGGGCGGCTACCGGAAGCTGCTCGGCGACCTGCTGGAGATCAACCCGGCCATGCGGGTGATCGGTCTAACGGCCACGCCCTATCGCTTGGGGCATGGTCTGATCACCGACAAGCCTGCGCTGTTTGATGGCCTGATTGAGTCCATCACGATCCCTGAACTGATCTTCAAGGGCTTCCTGGCTACCTTGCGTTCCAAGGTCACCAAGTCGAAGCTGAACGTCGAGGGCGTCCACAAGCGTGGTGGTGAGTACATCGAGTCAGAACTTCAAGATGCCGTGGACACCTACGATCAGAACCACGCAGTTGTGCGCGAGGTCATCTCACTGGCCGGAGATAGAAAAGCATGGCTGTTTTTCTGCACTGGCGTCGATCATGCCCAGCACGTTGCCCAGGCATTGCGCGATCAAGGCATCGCGGCAGACTGTGTGACCGGCGAGACTCCAAAAAAGCAGCGAGAGGAAATGCTCAGGGCATTCAAGGCCGGTGAATTGCGGGCGCTCACCAACGCCAATGTGCTGACCACCGGGTTTGATTACCCTGACATCGACCTGATCGCCATGATGCGGCCCACCATGAGCGCCAGCCTGTATGTGCAGATGGGCGGGCGTGGCCTGCGACCCAAGTCACACACCGATCACTGCCTGGTGCTGGACTTTGCCGGGGTGGTCGCAACGCATGGGCCAATCACCGCTGTGCAGCCGCCGAAAAAGGGTGGCGAGGGCAATGGCGAAGCGCCAGTGAAGGTGTGCGACAACTGCGGTGAACTTTGCGCGATCTCGGTGTCTGTGTGCCCCGCCTGCGGTACAGCATTCCCAGCGCCAGAGGTGAGCAAGATGGTGCTGCGCAACGACGACATCATGGGCTTGGAAGGCACCGACCTGGAAGTCACCGCCTGGAGCTGGCGCAGGCACACCAGCAGGGCGAGCGGCAAAGACATGCTGGCCGTGACCTATTACGGCGCTCTGAGCGATACGCCAATCACTGAGTACCTTACGGTGCTTCATGATGGTTATGCAGCCGATAAGGCCATGCGCTTATTGCTGACAATGGCGAATTCTGGCGGCGTTTCGCTTGTCGGGATTGAGGGGCTTGAGGCCATCGCCGACAAGATGAATAGCGCCCAGGCACCAAGCCTGGTTGAGTTCAAAAAGGACGGGAAGTTTTACCGTGTAATCAAAAGGAGTTGGGAATGAGACATCCAGAGCCAGATAGTGTGACAAATTTCAAAAGGATGGTAGCTATTGGCCCGCCAAGATGCTGCCATACCTGTGAGTTCTATGATGTCAATGGAACCTGCGTTGTGTTCTTCATGGAGCCGCCAAAAGAGTTCGCGGAAACGCATGGTGAGTGTGGCGACTACGAAAGAGAGGTGCCATTTTGATCCCCTCAGAACACTTTGAACAAGCCCTGGTCGTGCAGTGGTTCAGACGCACCTACCCAGGCGTTCTGATCCACTCAATCCCCAATGGCGGGGCCAGGAGCATAACGACCGCTGTGGCCCTGAAGGTGGAGGGCACCGTCAAGGGAATCCCAGATCTTTTTGTGCCAGCCTGGCGACTCTGGATCGAGATGAAACGAGTCAAGGGCGGCGTCTTGAGTCCAGAACAGAAAGAAATTATTGCGTACCTAGAACGTGTGAAATACTGTGTTATAGTGGGAAAAGGTGCTGAGGATGCAAAGCAGCAAATCATCGCCTACCACTCAACTTTATAGGACAAAACAATGGCAATTCGCATTTATGTTGTCACCGACAACGAAACCAAAAACCAGCGCCTGATTCGCGCTGCCAATCGCGCTGAAGCTGTACGCTTTGCTTCTCGCACTCGCTTCAGCGTCGAGGCCGCAAGCCAAGATGACCTGGTTGCTTTGCTTCCAAATGGTGTGAAAATTGAAGTCTCCAAGACCGACTTGGACACCAAACCTTTGTTCAAAGATGAAGCCGCTTCAGCCGTCTAAGGAAGTGAAAGAGCGGTTCATGACGATACGGTTGCCCGTGTCTGTCATGGATCAGCTCAAGGTGAGAGCCGAAGCAAACACCCGAACGGTGTCTGGCCAGGCTCTGCTGTACATCAAGCAAGGTCTTTCACAAAAGTCTTGATGTAACGCCTTCAAAATTAGATCACTTCTTGTGGTCTTTTTTTGACTCAAGTGTTGAAACGTGTTTTTTTGTGTGTTAGGATCACAGCATGACTTCAAAATTCTTTGGCTACTCTTTCATCGTTCTCGCCCTGTACGGTTTTGTGTCTCACGCAGACCACCAGGATGAGATACAACAGGAAGCCGACTACTGTTCAATGGTGGCTCTGTGGAAAGCAGACGCATTGAAAAAGATTCCCAAACGGGCCAGGGCAGGTTGGCCCCCATTCAAACCGGAGATCACATGCGAGTAATCAAATGGATAACGTCTTATTTCGCCGCCTTGTTTAGCCTGGTGGTAGCTGTGGGCCTGCTTGGCTTCACCTTTGGCGCGTGCTTTGGCGCTGCCCACTACGCTTTCAGGCTGGCCTTTAACACATTGGGTGGATCATGACCTGGCCCTTCCCACCTTTCCCCACACCGATACCCGTGCAGACCGCACCGGAAAAGTTCAACCCTGACAACTACGAGGAGTCACCATTTTGAAACTAGACCACGGCAACCCCAACCTGATGAAAAAAGCAGCAACCCGCGTTAACCCGCACTCAAGCTCTTTGTCGTCATTTGTCTCCACCAGCGGAAGCAAGGAGCAAGCAAAGTACCGCACTGGCTTTGTGCCATCAGTCAAAGACCCAAAAGCTGTACCGGCGCCCGCAATGAACCTCTGGGAATATCCGGTTTATGTGTCACCAAAGAACGAGTACGTGCGCCCCGGTGCCGATGACCATTTGAAGTTCAAGAGCGTGGGGAATCTGACATGAAAGAAGCATTGAAGCTGGCGCTTGATTTGGCGATCATGCACCACAGCGATGATGGGTATGCTGAACTGCGGTCAAAAGTTAGGCAGCTTGTTAAAGAAGCCTTGGCGCAGCCAGAGCAGGAGCCTGTGGCCTTTGGAATGCTTCGTGCTGACGGTTTAATTCTGGACGTAATTTGCCCAGATGAACATGAGAGTTTTGCGGGCGAATACACAATCCCGCTCTACACCACCCCACCAAAGCGCCCGTGGGTAGGGCTGACGGATGAGTTCTGCATTACAAATATGGTTGATGTGGGGCACTACAGTTTGCAAATCGTGTTTAAGTCGCGCAAGAACGCTGACGAGTTTAAAGCCGCCTTGAAGGAGAAGAACACATGAAAACGTGCATCAAATGCGGTAGCCATGCCTTCAACCTATACGCAGAAAAAATTGACCAAGGTGGCTTGTGTGATGTGCATTACTGGCAAGGCAGAGCGCACAGAGCAGAAGCCTTGGCACAGCCAGAGCAGCCTAGCTTTAACGAGTGGACAAACGCAAAACTAGCGTCACACTACTTCGACCTTTTGAAAGTTGTTGAACGGTATGAAAAACATGGCGTAACTTGTCAGACATTTCGACACTTTGTCACCGAGCCTTGTGCTGAATGTAACTGTGTAGCACCCATCACCGCCATCAAAGAAGCCTTGGCACAGGACGAGCAGGAGCCTTGTGGTGGTTGCGGAGGTTCCGGTTGGGTTCCTCGTGACCCCGACATTGGCACAGACCAAGAATGTTTTGATTGCAATGGTTCTGGTGCGCAGCCAGAGCAGGAGCCTGTGGCGTGGATTATTGAATACGAAGTGCGTGCTGGCGGCACGAACAGAGGCTCAAGCCTCAAAAAGTTTGATTACGTTTGGCATAAATGTAGTTTTGTTTCAGAGGATAAGGATGCCGAATTAGACGCAATTACGTGGCGCAACAGAAAAGAAACGCCCCTCTACACCGCCCCACCAGCACAGCGCCCGTGGGTAGGGCTGACGGATGAGCCTACATATACGGAACAACAGATCGCCAACGCGTGCTGGGCCGCTGAAATATCGGACAGCAAATGCGAAAGCCTTTTGATTGCTCTGCAAGAAGCCGAACTGAAAGAACTCAACACATGACCCGCGTAGAAGCCTTGGAAATTATCAAACTGCTGTCGGCGCTTGAGTCGTGGTCGTTCTCGTTGAAGGAGCGACTGCCTACCTACCTGATCGACCAGATAGCTGCATCAATCGAAGTACTAGAGAAAGAGGTGTTGAAATGAACGAACGAGACAAAGAGCTTGCAAAGCAGGCTTGCACAGAAAACGATTGGGACACATACGTTCACATAACAAAGTTCGCCGCCCTCATCCGTGCCGACGAGCGTGAGGCGCTAATCCGCTATTTTGATGGTCACTGGCGCAGCGATTGGTCTGACGGCCAGATCATAGAAGCACTTGAGGCAAGGGGAAACACATGAAACGTATTGACTACTTTTGGCCAAAAGCCGTAACACATATCACTGGAATTATTTTTCTCACTCAACTTGTGACTGAATTTATTAGCACCAGAAAAGAGGGTTTTGAATGGGTATTGCCAGTGAGCGGAGCACTGTTTGCAGTTGCAATTGCATGGACTTTGTATGCCATGGTGATGAATGCAATCCAAGCAAGGGGAAACACATGAACTGGGAGCTTGAAAAAGAACGGGCGCTGTTTGAGGCGGCACTTAAAAATGCGATTGCATGGCAAAACAGGTGTGTTGAACTTTGGGAGATTATTGAAATGTTTTGTTTAGACGTCGAAGCCAAACTCAAGGAAAAGAACACATGACCGACTACCTAGCCGGGGGCGCGGAGTTCCTGTACCCGCACGCTGGCGACCCGCCAGCCCCAGAGAATGTGAAGGTGCTGCTGCTTACCCGTGGCGGCGTCTGTACTACCGGCCACTGGCACCGTGACTGGTGCCTGGGCTGGCTACCCCTACCCAAACGCAACATGAAAAAGGAAGATCAAAAGTGAGAAAGTCAAACCAAACCCCGCTGCGCTCCGTGCTAAGAATGTGCGATGACGGGCTTACCGTGGCCCAATTAGCCAACCTAACCGGCTTAGATGTGGATGGCATCAACCGGTCTTTAAAGTGTATGCCAGATGCTTACATCGACCGCTGGGAAACTAGTGAGCGTAGGAAATATTTAAGCGCCGTTTGGTGTGTCGTAGTGCCGCCAGAACATTGCCCTAAACCAGAAAGACTGAAATGATGCTACCAACCGGAACTGAATTGGCTGTTTGCAACGACATCGCAATGCGCCAGGCGATGGGAATCAAGAAGTACGGCACCACCGTGTCTGACAACCCATTGACCAAAGCCCAGTGGCGCCAGCACCTGTACGAAGAACTGCTGGACGCCGTGATCTACCTCAAGCGAGAGATGCAAGAGGATCAGCGCCAGGCAGACGATCAGAAGTGACGGGTGCCAGCCTTGTCAATTATCAAAGCCTGGCGGCGGGGTGGATGATTGGCATGGCTGGGGACGCTGATATGCACCCAGGAATCGAATTCGCGAATGATCTGGTCGTAGGGTAGCCCAGAGGCCGCCAAGACGCGCACAACCTCATCTGGAGTCATTCCTGGCACCTTGAAGTCGGCTGCGCACCCAAGGCGATGCTGGCTGGTGTCTTTCGAGCCTACGGCGTCGTTGACTGCCTTGGATCTGAAGGCGCTGTTTATCATGATGGGGCGCATGTCGAGCATGAACTTGACCCGCTCCAACAGTTCCGCCAGGCGCAGCAGATTGGCTTTTTCCTCATCATTAGGCGTGTTGTCAAACTGCCGGTGCTGGGTGGCCGTCAGTTCGGCGAGTGTGAAGTGAGGTGTCATTTCAGGCCGCCTTTCAAAGCATCAGTTTTGTCCTTGCTGGATTTGCTTGATCCGTAGAAGAAGCTGATGATGGTTGCCACGGCTGTCCCAAGCAAGAAGCCCAGAATGATGTTGCCAAAGTCCTTGCCGCTGGATGGCACCGTGCCAAACGTGATGGCAAAGAAGTACGCCATTGAGCCGACAGACCAGAACCAGGCGAAGTTGTAGATGAAGTGCTTGGCGTACTTGTCCTCCTGGTTCAGCGCGACCTCTTGCATGTGGCGGGCCGAGTCACGATCCTGATTCTCAAGCTCGAACTGGCGCAGGTCTAGTTCAGCGAGTTTTTGTGCCGCTTGGGGATCGCCCGCGATAGCCTTTGCCACTGCGTCCACAGAGTCTGCAACGCCGAATTTGTCAGCGATAGCAGAAATCGCAAGACCACCGAGAGGCCCACCAACAGCAGTAGCCACGGCAGGAGCAATACCTTTGAGAAGGTTGAGTAGAGTTTCCATATCATCTCCGCATGAAGTCAACGTATTCCATAGTTCCCCAGGCCACCAGCGTGACCACCAAGGCGGCGCAAACGGCCAGCAGGCCCATTGTCACCACGTCCTCGATTTCCTTGCGCCGTTTGGCTTTTGCATTTTCCATTTCCAGTTCCTCTGCCTTGCGCTTGTGGACGATGTTGTTGCGCTCCATCAGGATCGACTGCCACACGTCGGCATTGCCTGACCAGATCAGCATCTGCTTCAATTCGTTCTCGGCGTCTTGAAGCTGCTTGGCGTGGATCACAGTCTCAAATGCCTGCGCTGTGTCCGACTTGCCGAACGTGGCCTTCTTGGGCTGGGACGCCGCCTTGGCGACGACATCCTTGGCCTCAAAGAACTTCATCAGGTCGCCAGACACCGCGCTGATGTCCTTGCCCATCTTGATCGCCGCCTGGACGCCCTTTATGGCGGCTTGCGCCGTGGCGAAGGCAGTGATCGGATCAATCATTTGTCCACCTTGTTCTCCAAGCGATCAAACACCTTGTTCATGATTTCCTTCAGTTCCCGGATGTCTTCGCGGTAGTCTATGCGGCCAACATAATTCATTGGCATGGCCCTGACATCGCTGTCGAGCCGCTCAATCGACTTAGTGATGCTGTTCAATGTCCAGCCGCCAAAGAAGGACGCCAGAACCACGGCGCCGTTGAAAAGTACTTGGTAGTCCATCATTGATCCTAGTATTCAAAAAGAACGATGCCTTGGCCGCCAGCGCCACCGACGTTGACAAAACCACCACCGCCGCCACCGCCACCATAATTTCTTCCGGCTGATCCAGCGGCCAAAGAACCAAGACCGCCGCCGCCAAATGTGCTTGAGCCACCACTTCCACCGGGGCCAGCTGAACCATTGATCATCCCGTGTCCACCAGCGCCGCCGCCGATGATGATAGTGGCACCCGTTCCACTTCCACCGCTTCCTGCGTCAAGGCTTGATCCACCACTGCCGCCTGTTGCGGTTGATGTGGTGATTGATTGAGTGCCTGAATATATGCTTGAAGTTCCGCCCGCTGCTGCTGCGCTTCCGCCAAGACCAACAGTGGCGATTATTGTGAGTCCCGGCGTTAACCCGGAAAGCCAAACAACAGATGTTCCGCCGCCACCACCTCCACCGCCAGATAGGCTTGAAAAGTCACCGTTACCACCGCCGCCACCGCCACCGACAATTGTGACCTTCAGTCTGGTCACGCCTGATGGAATGGTGAATGTTTGAGGCGCTCCTGTGGTTGTGATTGCGGTGCCAAGAAGTGATGGGGCGGCAACAATTGCCCAAGTTGGTGTCCCAGCGCCTGCACTCGTCAGGACTTGGCCCGCTGTGCCTGCTGCTGTTGCCGCCATTGCGCTACCAGTCCCAACAATAACCGATCCGGCCACTGGTGTAGCGGTTGAATTGGTGCCGCCATTTGCAAGGCCGAGCGTTCCATTCACATGGGTCGTCAAGCCCACTTTGCCGTAGCTGGGGGCCGCTGAGACACCACCAGAAATCAGCACGTTGCCGGTGGCAATGTCAGGCAGTTTGGCAATGGCTGTGGCGCCACTGGCATACAAAAGATCGCCCACCGCATAAGAAGCCAGGCCAGTCCCGCCATTGGCCGGTGGAACAGCACCAACAAGGCCGTCGGTAGCATCAAGCTGCCCCGCCGTGTTCAGGTTGTTCGCAAGTTGTGATAGGTTGTAGCTTTGTGTCATTTAGGCTGCTCCGTCGCGGGCAAAAGTTTGTTGATTGATAAGTGTCGAACTTGTCGGGAACGCAGTGGAAAGAATCCAATTTGTCGCTGTTGCCGTGTAATCGTAGCCAGAACCTTTGGCAAGCAAAACACCGTTTGCATAAAGCTCCATTGACAATGGATTGCTTGCGTAAGTATATGCCAATTGACCAGCAACAGAGTAGGCAACAGTGTTAATGATGTTGGAGCATGGAACACCAAGATTGTTTTGATTCCACTGGATAAGCGTGAAATTTCCAGTGACGGTAGCCGGGAATCCGGTGATTGATCCACCAACAATATCGTAATCAATTTCATTGAACTGCGAACCATTTACAAATATTTCCTCATACCCATTATTTACCGCCCAAGTTGTTGGCGTAAGGCTGGAAGCAGAAGTCACAGTTTGCGTGTACCGACTCCAAGGGCGATAGGTTGTGCCAGCCGCGCGGTAGCGATAGATGCTCAATCCAGCCGTTGCACCGGCAATCGTCGTGGTGAATGTGATGACCTTGGTGGTCGTGTTGATCGACTGCACGGTGTAGGTCGTTGGCGTTCCAGTGTTTGCAAAGCAAAGCAAGTTGCCCACTTCAATAGTTTGAAATGGCGCGTCTGTGTATGTGACTGTATTGGTCGTGCTGGATGCAATCGTGATGTTGTTTGGCTCATAATAATCTGCGGTGCTGACGGCGCGTGCGTTGATAAAAATCAACACTTCACCAGCAAAGCATGGATTTACCAAAGTCACTGTAAATGCGGACTCGTTGTACTCTGTGGTGTCAAGCAAAACGCCAGACCGGAACACAAGAATATTTCCAACGGTGTGACTTATGGAAAAAAGAATTTGCCCAGCAGTGGCAGTGGTGACCGTCTCCGTGTAATAGAAAGCATCAGGCGAAGCGAATCCAATCACGCGACCGTAGATGTCAATCGTCAACGTGGAGACAGCGGCTGTTTTGGAATAGACGCCCGCACCAAAGTTCAGGAACTGAGCCAAAGACACGACCATGTTTCCGGTCGTGTTGTTCGTCACGTTCAGCAAGCCATCGGCACTGCTTACAGATGTTGTTCCCGTGGTCGTCAGTTGACCTGTTCTGGCATCAAGATCAATCGAGTTGATTCCGTCGGGCAATCCAGACCAAATCGTTGCGTCATAGACAGAAGTGAGCGTTGGCACAAAAGCGGCTGTTGAATTTGCTTGTGCAGCAGTTCCAACATCAAAGCTGAATTTGCGGTTGCTTCGATTTGAAAATAACAAATAGTTCAAAGGCTCAACCGAACCAAAAGCCGTTGAAGCGAGATACCAAGCGTAGTCCGACGGATTGGTGCTTCCGGTGGTCGTTGGCGTGTTTTGTAGGCCGTAGTACGTCAGGCCACGAGGGCTGCTGCTGAAGCCGGTGCCGGTAATGCTGCTGGCATAGCGCACGTTGATGTAGCGATCAACATACTGGAAGGTCGTGGGGCGCCATTGAAGCACCGTGGACGCGGCAGAGAAATTGCTTTTGCCCAAGCCATTCACCATCTGCGCAAAGAAGTACCAGTCGCCCTGGGCGAGGTTGGTCAATGTCACCAGGCCCATGCTGGCGCTGGGTGTGTATGGGTTGCCGTTTGAATTAATGGCCGTGGTGCCAGCAAAGATCCGCTGCGCCGCGCTTGGGTTGGAGTAGGCGCTGTACCAAACCTCCGCGTATTGAACAATGCCCGCGCTGGAAGCCGTCACAGACAGGTTAATTGATGGCGTGGCGGCACTTGGCGACGAGCTTAGTACCACTGGGGAGGTCAAGGTGCCAAAGTTCAAGGGATTGCCGATTCCGGTGTTTGGCGCTGGCGTGAACTGGGTCACGTTCACATCGTCGTAGACCGTGGAATTGAACTCCATCAAGGACAGCGCGGTGGTGATAGAGCCGTCGTCGTTAAATTCCTCCACCACCTGGCCGATGCGGAATAGTTTTGCGACCCAGCCGTAGTTGCCATTGGTCAGTGTCACGATGTCTCCAGCCTCAAGCTGAAGGCCGACGTAGTTGACTTTGCATTTGATCTGCAAGTCTTCGCGGGCGCCTTCCAAAAAGCGATTGGCAAGGTACTGAGCGCGCACCGAGTTGTTCACCAGAGGCAACGCAATTGATTGCTTGTTCACCGGCTCGTTGGGGTACAGCAAAGATGGATTAATGACGGCCAAGTTGTACGTGGCTGTGATAAATGAATCCTGCTGGGTGCCGTCTACGAATTTGACTTCAGCGATGTTGTAGCTGCTTGCAATATCAATTGGCGTCACCTGGATTGATGAGATGATATTTGAGTCGGTCAAGTCCATCGCCACGGTGTAGGTGGGTTGCTGAACAACGACACTCCAAAGGCCGAGAATTTCGTTGTAGCGCAGCAAACAGTCACAGCAAGAAGCCATGATCTGCAAGTTGTTCATGATGGTCTGATTGGTGTCAATGACGCCATCAAAACGGAATCGAGTTTGCACAGAAGTGCCGCCGCTATATGGTGTGTACGCCATCAATTCGCTGGAATAAACATCAAGCGCATCCAATGACGCTGTATCAACACCAGCCAATGGGATTGCAGCGCCATAGGTGGTCGATGTCAAATAGTCCAAGAAGCAATCGCCGGGCGAACTGCGGCTGTTGGTCAGTTGGAATTTCGTTGGCTGCAATCCTGTCAGGCTTGCATTCTGGTTGTAAGTGATCTTGACAATTGCAAATGCGCAATCGGTCATCAGTTTGTTGGCGTCCCACTGATAAACCAGAGCCGGGTCTTGCATGACTGCGATAGCAGTAGAAGATGAATTGGCCGGGGACGACGAGCCATTGCTGTACAAATAAATGCTCAGGTATCCGCTCACAGTCGTATCAGTCAATCCGGTTGATTGATCTAAAAGACCAGTCACCTTGTATTGATCTGTCGGATCAAACACGCATTTCTTGCCGCCAAAGAACACATCGCCAAATGTGATGGTGTCAGGACTTTGCGTGCATTCAGAAAGCGCCAGTACGTAGTACATCACCTGGTTGTTGGTGGTGATGCTCAAGTCAACTACAGCGCCACCCACCCATCCCGTTCCATAAACCACCGGCAGCTTATTGTCAGACGCTGGTGGCTGCTGTTGCGGGTTACCGGGATTAATGGAGTTCAGGCTGGCGTTATCAATACTGGGAGCAAACGCTTTGCTGATGATTGAAGAGGCAACGATATTTACAGCAAAAGCCACGGCAAAATACGCTGCTGTTCCAACCGCAGCAGCACCGAGAATATACCCAGCAATAATTGATCCGACCATTACAATTCCTTGAAATATGTTTTTTGCATCAATCGGTATCCGCGCTTCTCATAGTTGATTTTTGGCGAATCCGCAATGACTGATGAGCAAATTATCTGAATGCGTCCATTATCCAACAAGTCCTGCGCCAGGACATCAAATTCCTTCCAAAGCCTGCCACCCGTAGTGCCACCACGATGCTCTGGCATCACCCACCAGGCCAATTCGTGCAGTTCGTAGACTGATGGACACCAGACATTCTGAATGACCATAGCGGCAATGAATCCACGATACAGGTCGTCAATCAAAATGAATCCGCGCCCAGCCATCAGGCTTGTCAACAAGGATTCGATATGCGCCTGGTCGTGCAGGCTAGAGTCCTTCAAAGTCTCCATTGGAGCCTCTGCCACATAACCACGCATCATGCCCACGAGCGCAGGCATATCAAATGGCGTGGCTTTGCGAATCATGGCGTCTTGCCAAAGGCGTAATTGATGGTGGAAATGTAGTTCACCCGGTTCATGGATGTATCTCCAGGCGTTATGGACTGCCATGCGTTGTCGTTGGTGTACCGGCCTGCTGTGCGGTTTTGAAGCACCAGTTGGAAGCTGGACGCGCTGATCGTAACCACGCCCACATAGGCCCGAGCTTCTTCCATCCACTGCTCTGAAATTGAGAACGAGTTGACGTAGCCACTGAAGTATTTGTAGACGCCAGTTCCAGCACTGGCTGATGTCCAATTTATTTCGGAAAAGTATGTGTTAATCCACGGTACTTGATTTCCAATGCTGTTTATCCAAGGCACAGTAACTGAAGTAATCAGTTCATTGTTGCTGTCAAAGAAGCCATGCCAAAGATCAATAGACGAGCCTTTGATCTTGGAGTTAAGCACGAGGCCGAGCATGGCTGTATCCACGCCCACCAAAGTGACGGTGGTTTCGTTTGCCGTGCTTTTGATGTCTCGCTGGACGCTGTTCACCTTTACCAACTGCCCGAGCGCAGTAAATGGCGTGTCAGAGATTGATGGAACGGTAATCGGCGCCGGGGTCGTCGCAAAGTAGTAGGTGCCGTCCTGCATCCCAAGCCGAAAGAAATCGGCATAGCGAATGACGTTGGTGTCTTGGACTGGGCCGATTACATTCACAGGATCACCTCCATCGCGGAGAATGCGCCATCCCACGAAATGAAGCTGTCGTTGGTGATTGGCACCAAGTTGTATGTCGGGTAATCCTTTGCCACCACGCAAAAGGTGACGCCGGTGTAACTTGACCCACCAAGCGCCGTGGTTGTGCCGTACTGGCCGATTACAGCCCCTACAGGCGACGAAACGGTCGTGAGTACAGAACGATGCACCGGGATGTCCACGGTGGCAGCAACGCCCCGCAAAACGTCTGCCGTGGCTATGTATGCGTAGCGGTCGATCTGGATGAAGTCGCCAGCGCGCACAACGTACTCTCCAGCGGTCACAGTGCCGGGGAAGCTACCAAGGACAATGGTTTTGCCAGTCGTGGTGGTCTGGATTTGACAGGCAATGATTTCTGCTGGCGTCATCTGACCGCCATAAGCAATGTAATTGACCCAGCCGGTAGAACCGAAGTTCAGGTATTGCTCGTTAATACGGTCTGCCACGCGCAATGCGGACAGCACAGCCTTGTTCTGCGAGTACAACAAATAGTTGTTTGGCTTCATGGTGAACATGAAGGGCTGACTCGTCAGAATTTCAGATGTGCTAATCCGCATATTGCGGGACATCATCTGGCCTGCAAATTTGTGGTCGTTAATCCCGACCGTTTCGGCAACCGAAAGAATAGTTTGCAGGCTCATGATTTTTAGTCCGTTCCGCCGAGTGCTTCAACATCTTGCACAATCAGCGCATTTTTCAGCAGCGTCAAAAACGAGTCTTTGCCGACCTGAAGTTGTTGCAGTTGAAATTGGGTTGAATTGATTTTGCGATCAAGGTCAATGGTGTGGTTCAAGAAAAGAACCTGCTGCTCGGTGAAGGTGTTTGCGTCGTGCTCAACGCCGTCGATAGTTACGATCTGGGGCTTTTTGTTTTCCATTTCGTTTTCCTTTTCAAAGTGCTGCCAGAGTCGGGTGGCAGCTTCCCGTTAACTTAGGCCGTCCAAGGCAGTGGGGGAGTCACCACCGTTGGGTTGATTTGACCATCAATCTGGCTCTGCACAGCGGCTTCCGTAGCGGTCTGGTCAACGCCATTGGCCCAAATCCAACCCAGCACCTGAGCTTGAGTCAAGTCGGCAAAGGGCGTGAAGGCAGCGCCGGAGGGCGCAGGCACGGAGCAGGTCGAGTAGACGCTGGCGCTGTAGGTGTCTTGCACGCCGGAGCAAGTCCAGTGTACGGTAAAGACCACATCGGTTTCGCTGCCCACGGTGGGGTAGCAATCAAGAGCGCTCACGCTCCAAAGTATAGTTGCGGTCATGATATTTCCTTTAAGGTTAGATGCCTGCGGCTGCAAGGCGTTTACGGAGGTCTTGGATTTCCTTGACCAGCATGGGTACGAGTTTGGAGTAGTCCACCGCCATCATTTCTTCTGGGTTGGTGGGTTGGTGTACTGCCTCTGGGGCCACGGTAACTAGCTCTTGGGCAACAAAGCCATAGCGCTGGTGTGAGCCGTCAGATTTCCAGTCGTATTGGCGTACCTTGATTGCATCAATTAAATCCGATGCAGGCGCGGCGTCTTGGATGTTTTCCTTTAGGCGCTGGTCAGAAGTGGTGTTAAACAGCGTTGCAGTCCCGTTAGAAGTAACTGAACCAACTTCTACTCCACCAGAGTTTACGAAAGAAATTTGTTTTGCTGAAGTTGCTCCTGTTGCAACATCACTAGCAAGCAACAAACCTATGGAACTTGCACCTGTTGCTTGAATTGTTTGACCAATTTTGCCCGATGCACCTTGGACTGATAATCTTTCACCCACAGCATATAAAGCTGCTGTAGTCCCCACCAACAAGTTGCCACTGGCGTCTATGCGGGCGCGTTCTGAGCCAGATGTACTGAACACAATTGGGTAAGCGCCACCATGAAACAGGTTTAAGGAATATGCTCCGCCCAAGCCGCCACCGCTGCTGTCCAACCCAATGTAAGCTGTGCCGCCAGTGTTCACCAACTGAATAAGAGTGGAGTTTGTTCCAGTTGTGGCAGTCTGACGAATACGAGGAGCAACCTGAGAAATATCCAGTGCAAAAGAAGGCGAAGTAGTCCCAATGCCCAAGTTGCCACTGGCGTCCAGCGTCATTGCTTGGGAAAATACTGGGTCAGTTCCTGCTACTTGCGCGGAGGTGCTGCGGAACCACTGGTGTTGACCGCTGACCTGACGATAAAAAGACGCAGGATTAGATGTTAGATACGAGTATCCACCGTAGAGGTTGTGGCATAAATCAGTGACTCCGGCGTTGTAACTTGTCAGAGCAGCATACGGGCCTACTTGTAATGCTTTTGCTCCACCCAGTGTCCAAGCACTAGGAGTAACCCCCAGCCCAAGGTTGCCGGAGGAGTCTAGGCGCATTTCATTGCCAGCTACCGTAAACCTAAGTCCTGTAGTACCGTCTCGCTCCATGCCTGCCCAATACGCATTTCCGCCATAACCAAAGAATAATCCAGCAGCATTTGCGTCGGGTACGTTGAAAGAAATAACAGCGTTTGCGCTTGAGGTAAATCCTGCAACTGCATTTCCTGCAAGGGCGTTAGTGGTCGTCCCAGTGCTAACGTGCAATTTAGCCCCCGGCGAACTCGTCCCAATGCCCAAACCTGTGGAGGTGAGGCGCATACCTTCGGCAGAAGAGGCGTAAAAGCGTTGTGATGCCGTTCCAAAGATTGTCAGATCGTCACTTGTTCCGCCGTTAATACCGCTGTCAGTACCAATAGTCCATTTGTTTACGCCATTGCGCTGAAACTGAATATAAGAGCCATAAGAAGACGCGTCGCTTCCGTTAAGTTTTAATACAGAATTATTAGTACCAGAACCACCAACTCCCGAAACCAAACTGCCAGCTCCATCAAACGTCAGCGCAGACCCCGTGGTCAGCACCTTGGAGCCGTTCAAGTAAGCAACGCCGTTGGCTGTGCCGCCATTGAGTGTCACCGTGCTGGAGGTGGTGAGCGTAGTGAAAGCGCCGGTGTTGGCTGTGGTGGCTCCTACGGTGCCGTTCAGCGCGCCAGCAAAGCGTGTGCTGGATAAGATGGTGCCGTCAAAGGTCAATACAGAGCCGCTAGTCAGCACCTTGGACGCATTTAGGTAAGGGACGCCATTGACAGTTCCCGTTGACAAGGTAACCGCGCCAGTAAACGATATCGCCGTGCTGGTGATTGAATAAGCGGCATCGTAGTACGCAAAGTTTGCGTCCAGATTGGCAAGAGGGATTGCGCTGGTCGCGGCTGCAAATGTATTTGGGACTGCCATATTTTTTCCTTAACGAGACATCGGGACACTACGATTGGCGGATTGGTACGTTGCCCAAACTGCCTGCTTGTTTTTAGCCAGAAACTGCACACCGCTTTGGGTGTCGATGGCGCTCATGTTGGCGATGTATGGGCCATTGTAATTGATGGTCGGGCCGGTGTCATTGCTGCCAAGCATGTGATTTGGGATGATTGTTCCAGCCGTTTTTGGCACGAACAACTCTGGCCCACGCTCACCGACCATTGAAGGGACGCCAACTGGTGGATCGCCACCGTCGGCAAAATAGCCACCACCTGGAGCCATCGTCGCAGCATTGCCAACACTTCCGATTCCAGCGCCAGCGAAAAGACTTTTGCCAATTCCGAAAAGCCCCAACATCTGTTGCTTGGCATAAAACAGCATCATCTGCTTGATGGCGTTTCTGATGAAGTCTTCAAACGATTTACCACCAGCATTGACAAAGTTGTCAATGGCATCCGTCATGTTTGTCCAGACAATGTCATTTACAGCTTGCAAATTCTTGAGGCTATCCGCAAGCTCAACATTCATTTGGGCGGCATTTTTCATGGCCTCGGCTTTGTCGTTCCATGCTTTCAAAGCCATTTCATTGCCATTTGCCTCAAGCAAGTTTTTCGTCATTTGCTCTTGGTACTTCGCCTCAATCTCCGCCAGCTTGACCTGCTTCTCGCTCATGCCGACAGTCTTGATCTGGGCTTCGAGCTTGTCTTTCTCGGCGTTGGCTGTGGCGATGGATGCGTCAAGGATGTTGGTGTACACGCCCTGGCGCTCAAGAATTTTGCCAGTTTCTTCGTCTGCAACCTTCTGGCGCGCAAACCGCTCTGCCTGGGCGGCGTCTACAGCTTTGTTGATACGTTTCTGGTTGAAGTCATCTATCTTCGTCAAGTAGCTAAGAGCTTCTATATCAAACTCAGCCAAATAAATTTGACGACGTTGACTTTGAAAGTCCTTGTCTTTGGTTGCAATGTCAAGCAGATAGTTCGCATGCATGTCTTCCCGAGTCTTGCTTGACTCAAGATAGATCTTCTCCTCATCGTCGGCAACAGCCATTCGATTGGCGTAATCCAATGCACGCATCGCGTCATTGACGTTTTTCTGGCGGGCCAGCGCGGCATCAACACCACCAGAATCACCGTACCTTTTAATGGCGCCCTTTTGGCCTTCCATTCTTGCTGATTCTTCCTCTGCACTGACAAGAGTGGCAATCAGCTTCTTCTTCTGTTCTTCCAGGCGGCTTAATTCGTCTGCATAAGCCTTGACGTTTTCATCTTTATCACCGAGCAATGGGCGTGCCTTTGGCGCACCTTTGGCGGTCACCAAATTAATTTGCTCTTGGATTTTCCGGATCTGTTCTGGAATGGTGTCTGGCTTGCCAATATCCTTTACAGCCGCCCAAAAGTTTCCCCAGAATTTTGTACTGGCATCAAGGGCTTGATCCAAGTACCCAAGCTCAATCTTTGTCTTGTTGAAACTTTCGTTCAGCAAGTCACTGGTGTAGATAATTGATTCTTGCCTTTTGCCCTGCTTGTCAAGTGCCTCGATGTGCTTGTATTGTTCAAGCGTCAAAAAGTTGTATTGGTCGTTCAGCTTTCTGGCGCTCGACGCCGTTCCGTCAAGAGCAGGAATAAGTTTCGCGGCAGCTTCACTCGCAGTCAATCCGCTCAACTCAGAGAATTTCTGGATGGTCTTGGAAACGGAATCAAAGGTCTTGTTGGTAAACTGACCTGAGCCAATCATGGAGTTCAGGATTTCTTTGGCGTCGCCAATAGATGCCCTGGACGTGCTTGCAATGGTGGTCGCCATCACGCCAAACTCATCCACCGTGACTTTGGAATAGTTGCCGGTCAGGATGATGGAGTTGGTCAGGGCGTCAAATTCTTTGCGGCCTTGATATGCCCCAAAAGCCGCAGCGCCAATAGCTGCTCCGACAGCAATCATTCCGCCAGTGACGCTGAACACGATTGGGCCAAGCACTCGGAACATGTTGCCCAGGCCACCCATCTGATCCTTCAACTGACCACCCTGCTGGATGGCGGCAATCATCACGCTTTGGCCCGAAGCGATCTGAGTGAAGAAGTCGGTCGTCTGGTACATCAGACCTTGCTTCTGCCAGGCTGTGAGGCCACCAGCGGCCTTGTGGGCGCCCGCAGCCACCTGGTCATAGGCAGCGGCCTGCGCCAGCAGTTGATTCTTCATTTCGTCGGTAGCCGACCGAAATTTGCCCTGGCTGATTTCACGCTCGATGAGTTGAACCTTGGTCAAGGTCTTGCCATAGTCATCCGTGGCATTCTTCAGAGCAATGATCTCACCGGCAGCGGCGTTTGTATCCCGCTTGATCGCCTGACCTAGCTTTTTGTTTTCCTGAATTGCTTTGTCAATTGATGCGGTGAACTCAGCTGTGTCCAAGCCAAGAACAACGCCAAGTCGCGCAATGTTATTTGAAGCCATTATTTCTTCCTTCTTCTGGACAATTTAAGCGCGTATTCTGGGATGATGGTTGCAAGCCTGGTCTTGAGTATTCCAAGAACCGCATCTGAATTTGAGTCCAAGGCTGGCCGCAAAAATGGACGCATTGGCATTTTAGCCGTTCCAAATTCATTCGCCAGTGACACCGCGCTTCTCTTGGATGAAACTATAGCGATGACCGCATCAGACTCATTTACGAAGTAGGATTTTTTGTCCCGCTCATTTGGGATTCTGTAATCCGTGCGGATGGTGTCCCGCATGTGGATTTTTTCAGTGTTGTTCTCGTCGTAAGCTGCCATTGCCTTCGCAGCTTGCTCAACAGGCTGCATGGCGTCACGAGCCGCCAGCGCAAGCGTTCTGCGGGCCAGCGTGTCTGCCCGAAAGCCCTGCGCCATAGCCTTCAACTGCTCCTCAAACTCAGCGAAGCCTTCCAGCTTGATCGTCCTATTGTTTGGGATGTAGTCGGCCACTTTACTCTTTCAGAAATTCCTTCGATTCTGGTCGTGACAACATGAACGAAAGCAATTGATTTTGAACCTCAACCCTTTGACCCTCCTCGCTCGGAGGTGGAATAATGTATTCGTGCATCGAGGGAAGCACTTGTTTTATCGTATACGGAGAAGTCACCGGCTGCTTGAGTTTCGCATTCAAGTTCCCGGTAGTCAAGCAACTGAGCGCGAGCAAAATTGCTTTGTTTCCAATGAACCCATCACTCAGCAATATCTCAATATTTCTGAAATCCTCAGAGTCAATTTCATCAGGACACCCACCGTGGGCCAGGATATATGCCCTGGTCTGTGCATGAGTGTCCTGGATTAGTTTTTTCGAGCGTCCTTGTAGCCTGGTTGAATTGCCTCAGAGATTTTCTCCAGCAACTCCATCTGAACCTGAGTCGGCCATTCTTCTTCAATCTCTTCGTAGGTGATGTCGTCCAGCGAGCCTTCCACAGGCACCAGCAGCTTGACATACTCAACAATCTTAGCTTCCATCATGCTGACCGTCCTCACCAGGTCACGCAAGGAGCGGCCATCTACCACCACATCGTCGTCCTTGATTTCCACGCCGCTGATTGAAGGGTCGGCAATGAATGGCGCCACCATCTTTTTGTAGCGGGCCTCTGCCTTGTCCTTGTCAACCTCGCTGACGCGGGCCTGAATGCTTTCAAGTTCTTTGGACAGCGGCACACGAACTTTGAAGTCGTGGTCACCCAAGGTGAAGGTCTTGATGCGGAGGGATTTGGAATCGCCAAATGCGTTGCCGAGCTTGCTCATGTTTTATCCTTTGATTATCTTGTTGAAAATTTCTTGATTGAGTGTCAGTGCATACGCAACCACTTCACTTGGAGACATGTGGTGTGCGTGATTTTTGGCAATCTCGTGGGCCAGTGTAACCGCAGTCATTCGCTGCTGCATGAAGCCAAACCAGTCCTTACGCGATTCGGCCTGCTTAGACAGGAATCCGAGCAAGTCGCTGGTGTTCTGTATTGTCGTTTGTTGTGTCATTTGAGTGTGAGCAGATAAAGTGTGCTGTCGATCAATAAAGCAATTTCATCAATGATGTTCTGAAGCTCTGAATCCTGCGGAAAGCCATCGGCCACACGCAGAGTTGCAACCTCATCCTTGAGATACATGAGATAGTCTTCAGGCTCTGTCGGCAAATCGAAGCCAGGCACATAGGAAACGCGATTGGCATACTTGCCCTGGTACGCCTCAATAAATCCGTCCACGAGGTCGCCAATGGCCGAATAGAAGGCTTTCAGGGCCATGTGTTGGGCATGACTGCGTGTTGCCAGATGCAACATGTGCGCGCCGGTGACGCTGTGCAAAATGCAGGTAGAAAATTCGCCAACTGGGTTGGCCTGAGATTGTTCTACGCTGAATTTCATGATTTGGCTTTTTTGCTCACAACCACCACAGGGTTGTATTTCGCCAGCAAGCGCAATGCGACACCCTGGGCCGAATCGGCGTCAGCGATCAACAATGCGGCAGCAACTTCGTTGGCATCAACCACTGAAAACCTGGCGATTAGATCCAAGTCTCCAGCGGCTGAAACCAACCCCTCAACCACTTGGTCGAGGGTTTCCATTACGTGTTGCTCCAGCCGTACTGACCACCGCGAGGGTGTACGGTGAACACGCATTTGGCTTCAGCACCAGGTTGAGCATCAATCTGGAACTGGCTCACGCGGCCATTGAACGCATAGGCAATCGTGCTGGCACCGCTGACAGCGGCAACAACGAAGGTGCGGTCAATGATGCCGCTGATGGCGTCACCACGAATCAAGAGCAAACCGGCATCCGAAGGATTCCAGGCGGCAGTGATGGTCATGCTGGTGGGAGCTGACTGAACCGGCACCTTGTCCGATTGACGGGCGCCTGCGACACCGAACGAGGCCACTGCGTCGTCTTGACCAAAGGCTGGGACTGCTTCCACGTTCAGCGCGGTGCCTGCTGCGCCAGTGCCGTTTGCCACGGTGCCGACGATGGTGGCGACTTGAGCCGCCCAGACCGACAAGTTGGCGGTCGAGAGAGCAGAGGGCGTAGCGCCCGACTGCATCCACATTGAGGCACTAAAGCCTGGGAGAATAACTGCTGGTGCTGCCATGATTTGCTCCTAATTAAGCGTTGTTAGACCAACCGTACAGGTTGCCACGGGGGTGGATCGTATATACGCACTTGGCTTCTGCGCCAGGTTGTGCGTCGATTTGGAATTGCGACACGCGACCAATGAAGGCGTAATAAACGATGTTGGTGCCATCAGTGGCCGCAACCACAAAGGTACGATCAACGGTGCCGGTATATGCGTCCGTGCGAAGCAACAAAGTCACCGTATCAGAAGGATTCCATGCCGATGTGATAGTCATCGAGGTTGGAGCCGACTGAGCGGGGATTTTGTCTGATTGACGCGAACCAGCAACCGAGAAGGATGCGACGGCATCATCTTGACCAAAAGCTGGAATTGCCTCAATGTTCATCAGATTGCCAGAAACAGCAATTGCGGAAACACTTGCAACGAGCGACAGTTGGGCCAGGGTCAGGACGGTAGGCGAAGCCAATGGCTGGGCATACATCGAGGCGCTAAAGCCGGGGAGAATTTTATTGGGTAAAGCCATTTTACATTTCCTTCAAAGAGTGGTACGGATTATCTTATGTTGGGATGTCCAATGTGCAATCCAAAAATACCTGCGCCAACTTGTTTTCGTTGTCATAGGAATTATAAAGCCACTGCACATCCGCTTTTGAAATCTGGAATCCATCAGTAGCACCGCCAAAGAGGCCAGCGTAACCATGAAGTGATTGCAAAATCTGATTCGATATTGTAAATCCATCCTCAATCACTTGTGTGAAGATTGAAATTTGGATCACAGGTCGATCAATACCTTTGTTGGCCTGGTTGCCGCCAGTGTAGACCGGCTGGTGGACATTGCGCAACATCCAGGTGATGAACTTGGGCTGAGTGGCAAAGTTCCGGTTGAAAGCGGCATACACCGGCACGGGCGTGACAATGCTTGCCAGTTGATACTGGATCGCCTTTGCATACTGAACCGGATTTTGTTGTGTTGCCATTAAACCGCCGTCACAGGATCATTTCGAACGCACAAAAACGATGCCGACATACGGTCATCTGCTTCGCGCACATTGTCGATTCGCCAGTCAAAACCGCGCCAAGTAATCGAGTACAAGTTCTGATTGTCAACGATGGTCTTTATGTTGGGTGTGTAGTTCAACGTAAATTCAACGACATCAGAATAAACCCGGTACTTGTCCGTGATTTTCACATTGTTTGCGACAGCATGAACCCGGCCACGAGTTGTGAACCACACAGCCTGGGTCGTGCTCTGCTCACCAAAGGTCGACTGACCAAAGGTGAGGTTGTTGATCGCTAGATTCTCGAACCGTGCAATTGCCATTTACATCACCAAAGGTTTGTAAGGGCGAAGTAAGGTGGCAACACCAAACGGAATGTCGTGCAATTTCCGTTCAGTCGTGTTGCTGCGATTGTTGTACAGGTGAGTGAGCAACAAAAGACCAGCTTGCTTGATGACAGGGTATGCCGACAAAGGGTTTGCCACGGTCGAGTAGTCAATGAATATTGGAGCAGTCATGCTCGTGTTCATGCCTGAGTCAGTCCACCCAATAGTCTGAAGAAAGTTGTTAATCCAAACCTCTGGAGTTGTTGGAATAAGAGCCGTGTTCAGTGGCAAGGTATTGATGATGACCTTGTTTCCAGATGGATCGTAGTAGTAGCTGTCGGGATCTACCGTGATCGCAATAGGAGGAAAATCATTGCTCCAATACCGAAGTGCGCTGATTGTGACTCCAGGCAAAGCTGAGTCGACATTCTGACTTACTTCAGGCAGATCAATGCAGATTGGCGATGCCGCAAGACTTTCCACCCCATACCAAACACGATATGTGATGGGGAAAATTGACATCCCAAGATAATCCTCAATCGCTTGGCGAACTGCCAATTCAAGCATGGCAAGATAGCTGTCCTGACTGGTATCGCCAAACAAGTTGAGTTGATTGGTGATTTCAGTTTCGGTCAGCCATGCCGTGCTGTTGTCACGCGAAAGCTGCTCAACCTTGATGTAGCTGAACGGATTTCGCGTGCTTGCCCCGAAGGGCAACGCTGATGGATTGCTATCTGCTGCCATTGATTACGTCTCGATCAAGCGAACGCCAGCAAACGGGTCTCGCACGGAACTGACCATACGCTTCTCTGCGTACAGAGTAACGAAGCCGGGGGTCGTTTGTTCCATTGCTTGAACAGTCATTTCTTCAACATCGCAGATATTGAGGAATCGAGGCCAGTTTGCCAGGTACACGGGGATTGCTCCGTCTGTACCGGTTGCGTCAAGGTAGGGATTCGGGATGACGGGGAAGCCAAGGATGTTGACTGCCGGGCCTTCGCCAAGCTCACCAGTTTCCACCAAGGAATAGCCGCCAGCGCCGTGAGCGTATTGACGGATTGCGCTGATGTAGCTGGGGTGCATTTGCCATGCGGTGCCGGGGATGTTCCAGTATTGAGGTGGCAACGCTGCCGCCATTTCAGCCAGAGATTCGTAGTCCACAGACGTGTGGATATGACCAACGGTAGCCAGGGTGTGCAAACCATTGGTGATGCTGGTTCCAGACGTTCCGAAGGCCGCTGTAGCGCCCGCAGCGCCAGGGTAGCTGTTCAGGCCACGCAAGCCGTCAGTGCCGCCAGTGGTCGTGGTGGTAGTTCCAGCCTGGTCATCGTTCAGGCCCATTGAGGCGCCTTCGATAGCCGCAAATTCCATCATCAGGTCTTCGACCAATTCGGACTCAAGTCCATTGATGTCTGACATGGCTGCCGTGCGGATCGGCAACTGAGCCGTGATCACGCGAGTGGGCAATTGCCAGATCGTGGTGTTGGTGCCGGGCGTGCCGCTGTTGGGGGTAAACGTGTAGCCCCAAGGGTTTGTTTGGTTGGCCGCATTACCGGTCTTGGCAACAAATTGGGCGCTAGAGCCGTCAACTTTTTTCTGCCGAGCATAAACACGGAATGGGTTTGCATAACGCAGTGCAGCGAATGCGTCATCGAAATAGGTCTTGCCGCCTTGACCATCGCCGCTACCACCCAACGAGGCTGCTTCGCGTAAATCAATAGTGACTTTTTCTCCGGTTTCCAGAGTTTGCTTAATGCCGTCGAGGATTTTTTCGGTAATGGTTTTCATGGTTTCTTCCAAGTTAGTTTCACCAATAAGAGGGGCCGAAGCCCCCCTTAAAGTATCTGCAATTAAGCAGCAGCAGTGCCGGTCGAGCGGTAACGCACCAGGGCGTTAGGATCGCGCACCGAAGTTGCCAGACGCTTCTCACCGTAGAAGGTGATGTAGCCAGGCAGGGTTTGGTCATAGCGACGCATCACCATGTTCAGGCGGTCGATAATCGTGTGACCACGAGTCCAGTCGCCGAAGAACATTGGGTACTTGCTCACAGTGCCAGCGGCGCCGGTAGCCAATTGGCTTGGTGCGTCCAGGTACTTGTTGACCACCACGTCGAAGCCCAACAGTTGACCGACGATACCATTGACCGACAGAGATTCAACAGAGTTGAAAATCGGACGACCGTTGGTGTCTTGCAGACCACGGATGGCTTGCAACAGGATCGGGCTGACCATGAAGCGGGCGCTTTCAGTCCAGTACTGTTGAGGCAAAGCGTAGATCGTGTTGATCACGTCTTTGTACTGGATGTTGTTCGCGCCAACGGTGTTCGCATTGGTGGTCAACTGGTCGTAGGTTGCCAGGCTGTGCAAGCCAGTCGTGGAACCAGTACCGGAAGTACCAAATGCGGGAGTGGAGGTCGTGCCGCCAGCGTAGGTTGCGTTTGAGCCAGGGTACTGATTCAAGCCACGCAGACCATCAGCGCCACCAGTGGTAACGGAAGAACCGGTGCCAGTTTGGTCGTTGTTGGAAATCATGGATTGAGCTTCAGACTGGGCAAACTCAGCCAGCATGTCGTCAACGATGTTGGCTTCCAGGCCGTCGATGTCGTCCAGAGCC